GTATGCGTCCGCCTAAGCGGGTTGCCTGACGGCGTCGGGCCACGTCTCGAAAATCGTCGCCCGGAGGCGTGAAACAGCCTCCTCGACATCGGCCAGTTCGCGGTCGAGCCAAGTGATATTCAGTTCCTGTTGTTCGGGCGGCAGCAGCGGGTTCACGCTGAGCGCGCCCCATCTCTGCGTCTTGCCGGCGGCAGCTAGGGCCTCGCCCATCTCCTCAACGGCATGGGCCAACTGTTCTTTGAAGCCCTTCTGTAAAAAGCGCGGGTCGCTCATAGCTTCTCTCCTCGTGCCTCCGCCCTGACGGGCTTTTGTCTGTCTAACTGCGCTTGGACGGGTAGACGTCGAACAGCCGCTCCAGGGCGTCATCCACCGACGTCCCGTCCGCGAGCCAGAAGGCGAAGGTCTTCTCCGCGCCGGCTATCAGGGTCCGATGGTAGAAGGTGCTGACGATCTCGGCCCCTGAGGAGCTGGCCCGTCCAGGGGAGACGGTCTTGACGACGTTCATGCTCGCGTCGGTGGCTTTGCGCTCACCGTCATTCGGGCCGCCGATGAACAGTTCGGTGTCGATGGTGGTCATGTCATTCCCCTCGTGATGGATGGCCATCTTAGCTGGTGATTGTGGGCTGGGCGGAACCCAACTCCGCCCTAGGCGGCCGGGCCGACGAACGTCATGTCGTGCTCGGGGCAGTAGCGGCGGAAAGCGGCCTCGTGCAGCTCGCCGGGCAGCATCTCGATGCTGTGCCCGATGGTCCCGCCCTTCCACGAGCCCTTGCGCTTGCCGGTCTCGCCGGAGAAACGCAGATCGAGCGAGCGTCTCACCTTCTGGGCGCGGAAGACGGACAGCCACTTGAACCAGCCCTCGCCGAGCTTCCAGGCGCGCTCCTCGATCTTGGTGGTGACCATCAGCGCCTCACCGTCATAGTCGCGAAAGGCGAAGGTTGCGGTCGGGCAAGCATCCTTCAGGGCCTCGCCCCGCTCATGCTCGGGGCTTCCCCAGCGGGCGCGCGGCGGCAGATCGGCGAACAGCGCGCCGTCGAGGCCGTACAGGCTGTGACGGACAAAGCGCCATTGCGTCCATGGCAGGAACCAGCCCCAGCGCTGTTCGGTGCTACTGTCGTGCGTCTGGCGCCCGTGACTTACCGACAGGTGGCCGTCGCTAAGGGTGAAGCCATACTCGCGCGGGATGATGTCCCAATAGCCGCCCTTTCCCTTGCTCCATTCGTAGTGCGAGGTGTCGACCCACTTCCGCTCGGCTCGGCACACCCATTCGGGAAGCGCGACGAGCATGGTGCGGCCGAAGCCGCTGAAGCGGAGCCGGCAGCGTCGGCCGTCATCGTCACCCGATGAAAGCTGGATCGCGAGTGGCCGCCAGGTCGTGTCCTTCGCGAAGGTGAACGGGCCGAAATAGGTGTCGTTGTCGCCCCAACGGGCCGCGATGCGGTTCATACTTCCCTCTCGGATTTCGGGTAGGCGGACCCAACGTCTGCCGGGCCGTAGCTGTCCGAGAAGCTCACGGTGCGTGAGGCGTCGCGCCAGCCCCGACGCCGGCACTCGTCGCCGTACTCCGTGAGGCGAACATGCCAGCGGCCGTAATTTCCGCCCGCCCACTCGACCATGCCGCTGCTCCGAAGCAGGTAGTTGGTGCTGGCCATGACGCGGATGCCAGCCGCGCCGATCTCGGCGTACCGAGCGCCGTGGCTGAGCGGCAGCGGGCCATAAACAGATAGGGCGTCGAGGGCGCGCTGCGCCGTCTTGCCCAGGCAGATGCGCTCACCCATGGTCGGCCTCGGCTTTCGGCGGCGTGGGCACGCCGAACTCAGCGATCTTGCACAGCACCTTCTCGGCGTGTTCATGCGCCGCCTCGACGGCTGGGAGCGGTCCTAGGCGGCGGCTGTATTGCTCGATGGCCTGAAACCGAATGCACGCCTGTTGGAGCGCCACGGCAGCCTCGCGTAGCAGCTCCCGCACCGCTTGATCGGAACGAGCCTCCGCCGGGGCGGCCTTGAGCGCGTCGTAAAACGCCTGCGCAATGCAGACGGGCAGATCGTTGGGAATGGGCGTCCCGTCGATCTTGCGGCGCCAGCCCTTGTTGTGCGGCTTCGCGGCCCAGGCGTCGTATCCGGCCTCGGCGATCAGCATGGCTTCGGTGAGGGTCAAAACCGCCTTGGCGGAACTCTCCTCCGCCCCAGTTTGGGTGGAAACCTCCGAGTCCCGGCGGGCTAGGTTCGGCTCATCCCTGCTAGCGACAGGACTTGTTGAGCCTACTTCACCGGGCGTCGAAGGCTTCCCCGAAGCCGGGACGGAGAGGGCGGCTTCGATGCGAGCCACGGCTCTCACACGCCATCCAGCCGCAGCATCTTCGTTTAAGGACTGGCGGGCTTCCTCCAGCGCCTTCCTCAGAGCTTCGACCCGAGCGTCGGCGGCGAACGCGCTTCCTAGGTACTTTCCTGCCCGTCGCTCGGCATCCTCACGTTCCCGCTCCACCCGCTCAAGGGTGGCGGCGGCTTCTGCGTTAAAGGCGCTCGCCGTTCGCTCCCAGCGGTCCCGATACTTCGGCCGCAGGTGGAGCCACGAACCCTCCGGGTCGTCATGGTCGCAATGAAGCGAGAACAAGCGCTGACCTGGCGTGATGGCTTGGCCGGAGAGGTTGTCCGTCATTGCGCGGCTTCTTCGGTGATGACGGCCAACAGGCGGTCGAGGATGCGAGCGCTCGCGAACTCGCAGTCGTCAGCGGACGGGCCGAGACCCATTCCAACCGGATATCCAAGCCGGGCGATGCTGCCCGACAGGGCGCTCGCGAGGGCTTCGATGGCGTCCGTGCGAGCCTGAAGGCCCGGCGTCAGGTGGGTGAGGATGCTGCTCCGAATGTCGGTCGGCGCAGCGCTTTCCAGCGCTTCGATCGCGCACGCGCGGGCATTGGGGTCACCGTCGGCCTCTCGCATTTATCTCGGCTCCATGGGGGTCAGGGGACGCAATGGGAGACCACCTTTCACACGGCTAACTCGGTCGCGGCGATGGCCTCGACGGCTTCGATGCGGCGGCCGATCCAGGCCATGACCGGCACGGCCATGCTGTTTCCCAGCGCCTTGTAACGAGGGCCGTCAGGGGCCATGCCCTTGCGCCAGGGGATCATGGTGTAGTCGTCGGGGAAGCCTTGGAGGCGCTCACACTCACGGGGCGTCAGGCGGCGGACGGCCGAACCGGCGATGGCTGGCGGATGCGCTCCGCGCGCGAGCGGATGGCAGGGGTCGCCCGGGTGCGGATTGCTGCGGTTGGTCGCGCTCGTGACCTGCGTCGTGTCGAAGGCCACATAGTCGCGGCTGGAGCCGCCAGACGCTGAGCGCAAGGCGCCGGCCTGATCGCCCCCTATCTCTGGCATGGCGCCGCCCTCACGCCCGCGAAGGGCGAAGCTGACGACATGGTTGCGAGGCGCGGAGTCTTTGCCGCCGCTGGCTCCGTGGTGCTTGTAGAAGACCGAGGTGATCGTATCCGCCACGTCTTGGCAGACGAACGTCTCGCTCTCGAAGTCCAGGCGTCCCATAGGACCGCCGTGGGCGTTGCAGGCGGTGGCGACGTCGATCGGCCCGCGGGTGTCGTTCCCGCCAAAGGCCGCGATCAGGTTGTCGGCGGTATCGGCGTCGTTCCGGTAGCCGCTGCCGCGCTTAGAGCCCGCTGCAATTGGCCGGGCAGCTCTTTCCCCCGTTTGGCGGCTCGGCGCAGGATGCCCTTGCAGGCTGTGGCGCTCAAAAAGAACCGCTGCGGCACGTCGCCAGTCTCCAGCGTATCCGACAACGAACACACGGCGGCGTCGCTGGGCCACTCCGAAGAACTGAGCGTCAAGCACTCGGTAGGCGAACCCATACCCGAGTTCGACCAGGCCCCCGAGTATGGAACCAAAGTCCCGTCCGCCGTTCGACGACAGGACGCCGGGGACGTTCTCCCAAACCAACCATCGGGGCCGCAGGCGGTCAGCCAGCCTAAGATATTCGAGCGCCAGGTTGCCGCGCTCGTCATCCAGTCCGCCTCGGAGACCCGCGACGCTGAAAGACTGGCAAGGTGTTCCTCCGACCAGAAGGTCGATTGGCTCGTACTCGCCGGCTTCGATCGTCGTGAAGTCGCCATGCAGCGGTGTTTCCGGGTAGTGGTGGGACAGGACGGCGCGCGGGAACGCCTCGATTTCGGAGACGAACGAAGCCGTCCAGCCGAGCGGATGCCAGGCCACCGAGGCGGCTTCGATGCCGCTGCAGACAGATCCGAACCTCATTGGCTGGCGATCCTCATGGCGTAAGGGGAGCGGACAGCGGCCACACTCAGTCGACGTATTGGATGTCGAGTTGGCCCAGCAGCTCGGGTGAGCCAGCCGTCTCGGTAAGGATGGAGGCCAAGCAGCCGCCGCACGCCGTGAAGCCCTGCTTCGTGTACTTGAGCAGCCGGCGCATGGTGCTGACGGGGTAGGTGATCTTATTGATCGACAGCCGGCGGCGGCCGAGGTCCCAAAGGGCGAACTCGCCGCAGGTCAGCTTCTCGCCGTCATAGGCGAATTGGCAGATCGTGAAGTCGAAGCTCTCGATCACCTGCTCTGCGGTCTCGTAGTAGCGGAAGCGGATGCACTGGATCTCGACTTCGCGGGTCGCCGCGGCGAGGTAGCCCGAGTATTGGACGTGGTGGGCGGTCTCGCGCGTCTTGACGAGTCCGGCCTTCTCCAAGCCAGCCGCGAACGTCTCCAACTGGTCCGCGTCGCGGAAGAAGAAGTCGAAGTCCGAGGCGAGCGGCATATGGGCGAGCGTCCGGCGAAGGGCGCCGCCGCCGAGCCAAGGCCCGCGCTCGGTGATGGCTGGCCACGCCAGCGCGTCCAACACTCGCGAGAGGTCGCTATCCGCCCATGCGCCGTCGTTCGAGCGCGCCCAGATCGAGGCCATATCGAAGGTCTGCGTCTTCACGGAAGGGGTCCTTTTCCGAGTTGGCACTTCGTGCGGTTTCGGGCCGCGGCGGAGGAGATGGCTTCCCGGATCACGCCGCGGCCCTCAGGGCTTTGGCCGGGTTAGGCGGAAGCTGTTCATCGGGCTCGGCGGGCTGACGAATGAGCTTGATCGTCACTTCGGCGGCGAAGCCTTCAGGGACTTCGATCTCGCCGCGGAACTTGCAGGTGATGGGCTCGCTCACGGCGTCCACCTCCGGTCGAAACCGCGCGAGCGGATCTTGTGCTTGCTCGGCGGATAGATGCCGAGGTGCTTGGCCCGGATGCGGTCGGCCTTGGCCTTGGCTGTCACCTCGCGGGCGGACTTCTCTCGGTGGGCGTCCTTCAGCGCTGGCGCTAGATTGCTCTCGCGGTTCTCGCCGCCGAGGTGGAGCGGCTTGACGTGCTCAAGCTCCCAGCTTTCGCCGACACCGATCTTCCGGCCGGTGATGTGGCATCGGCCGCCGTGGGCCTCGAACACGCGGAGACGAACGCGCGTCGGCGCTGCCGTGTCGGGCGTGGCTCCGATCCACTCAGGAACAGAGCGGCCGGTCACGCGGCGTGCTGGGGCGCTTGTTGAGCAACCCCAGCCTCCTCGCCGTCGAAATGTTTGATCTCCAGGCCTTCGCGCGCCGTCCAGGCGAGCATCAGTTCCAGCAAGTCCCGGAACTGGCTGACCGTGAGCTGTGACGAACGTTGGCCGATGGGGAAGTAACCAGGGCCATCGAGCTTAGGCGCGTAGGCCGTCTCGTTGCCAAGCGCGTCCATGAAGACGGCCTTCCACATGGCCGCATCCATCTTGACGCCGTTGTGCGTCGGGCGCTGGCGGACGATTTGGTTGAGCAACCCCCACAAGGCCCGGTTCTGTTCGTCCGAGCGCTTGCTCTCGTGGATGTCGGCGACGTAGCCGGGCGGGGCGCGGTCGATGGCGCGTTTGGCAAGCTCTCGGTCTGCCTTGGTCATCAGCGGGACGATGAAGCGGGTCACGACGGCTCCGGGGAAATGGGCTTGGAGTTCGGCGAGGGTGAGCGGTTCAGAGGGCGGTGCGCTGCTCAACGGTGAAGCCTGGGATCTGGCGCTTGCCGCCGCGGACGTCGGTGTCCGCCAGCCGTTGCAGCAGGTCGACGAACGCCTCCGGCTGCTGGGCGACATAGTGCAGCAGCGCGGCCTTGCGGTAGGTCATCACCGCCACGAACACCGTACGCAGGCCTAGCGCCCGCTCGCCGCCTCGCGCCTGGGCGCGGCTCTTCTCGATGCGCTTGGCTTCGCGGGCGGTGTCCTCGGCGATGAACGCGAGTTCGGTCGCAGCCTCCAGTGCGGCGAGGTCCGAGCTTGAGGCGGCTCGCGCGGCCTCGGCGGCGGCCCTAGCGGCGGCTTCGGCTTCCTCGCGAGCCTTGCGGGCCGCCTCCTGGCGCTCGGCCTCCAGTCGGTCCAGGTAGGGTTTTACGCACGCCTTGAGCGCGTCGATCGCTTTCCAGACCTTGCCGGGGTTCTTGGTCTTCGGGTCGGCGATCCAGTGGTTCCAGAAGTCCTGGATTTCCTTGCAGGCGTCGTCGTGCGGCTTCTTCTCCAAGACGCGCTGTTCGTCGGCCGCCTTAGCGCCTTTGCGCAGCTCGTCAATCAGCCGGGAGGCTTCGTCGGCCTGGGCTTGGTCCTCGACGGTTGTTCCGTCCGCCCAGTTGTGGGCCTCCGCCAGGAGGTCGGCGAGGTTCGTGACCAGGGCTTCGCGGGGCGTGGCGTCTGGCGGGTTGTTATGTCCAGCGGGCGCCGGCACATCGGTGATCGCGTTCATGGCTGCCTCAGAAGGGGATTTCGTCGTCGCCGATGCCGAAGTCTTCGTCCGGCGGTGGAGGCGTGGGCGGCGCGGCCTTGGCGGCGGCGCGGGCGGCCTTCACGCGATCGCGCCAGTAGGCGCCGACGGCGTTGTAGTCGTCGTCGTTCATCTGCTCGAAAGCCTTGGCGTTCTGCTCTTTCCAGGCGTTCAGCGCCGCCTCGTCGTCGCAGATGTCGATGGCAGCCTTGCAGGCGGTGAAGATGGGCGAGGGGCCTTCCGGCTCTTCCTCGACCACACGCGCGGTTTCCTGCGCCGGCTGGCGGGCCGGCTTAGCGTCGAAGTCGTCAGCCTCTTCCGGCGTGTAGACGCCCACGGCGACGCCGGGAAATACGGTGCGGATGCCCTCGCTTATGACGCGGGCGCGGAGCATCTGGCGCGGGTACTGCTTCCAGGTGTCCTTGTTGGCGAGCCCAGCAGCCTTGGCCTGCGCAATGGTCCAGTCGATCTCGACTGAGCCGCCTTGCGGGTGCGAGAACGTGGCCGCGACGCGCTCGGCGGTGTATTCTCCCCAACTCACCTTGCCGCCGGCTTGCTGAAAGCGGGCGAGCATGGCGTCGGCCTTCAGCGTTGGGCGGCCTTGGATGACGTGATAGTCGCGCGCCGCGATGGCTGGGTGCATCCCTTCGGCCTGGGCGATCAGCATCAGCGCGAGAGCCTGTTCCGGCTCCTTCATGCCGAACAGCCTCGACTTGGCCACGGCCTGCGCCATCCGCTCGATGTCGGAAACGGCGTAGTCGGCGGCGTGAACGGTAGCGAGCGCGTTCATTGCGTAACCTCTTGCTCAGCTAGCTCTTCGCCGCATTCGGCGCAGAGGCGTTGGAGGGATTGGCGACGGCAGACTTCACAGCGGCGCTGGTCGAACCAGGCGCCCATGGCGCTGTCCTGCGGGACGACGGTTCGCCCCCAGGCGTCGAGGCGGGGCTCCTGGGTCATGCCGCCCGCTCCATCTCATCCGCCGCCAGGATGGCGCGGACGGTGCGGCCGGAGCTGTTGTCCACCAGCTCCAGAAACCAGCCGGGCCAGCGCTCGCATTCCAGCGAAATCCACATGTCAGCGCGTTTGCGGCTGGTGAACTCGGCCCCAATGATCGGGGCGCCGTATCGGGTGCGGACAATGAATGTTGCGCGCGTCATCTCAGCCTCGCGTTGCGATCAGCAGAGCTATGACGAAGCCGAAGAAGCCGACGACGGCTCCCAGGCGTGAAGCTTCGAGGAACAGGCGAGCGGCCATCGTTCAGGCCTCCGTCTTGGGGTTGGAAAGGACATGCCGCAGGGTCTCGGCGGCGAAGGTGCGGGCGGCGCGCAGTTCGCGGAGGTGTGACGCGGCTTCAGGGAATGGCGCGGGCGCGGTCACCGGCTGGCCATCGCAGGTGACGACGTAGGTCGGGACCGGGCCGCGCTCGGGAGCATAGCCTTGCAAAGTGAGGGCGGGGCCGCCCATCACGACGCGCTCCCGACCACATAAACCCGCCCTTGGCTGCGAGCGTAGGCCGCAACCTGTTCTTCCTGGATCGCCAGGGCTTTGCGGTAAGCCGCTTCAGCAGCGGCAAGGGCTTCCGGCGAAGGGACCAAGCGCGTTTCCGGGTAGCTCTCGATACCCGACCAGCACACGCCGAGCGGCTGTCGGCTGGCGGCGTCTGCGGGACTGAAGGGCATCGGCGGCTCCATCGATCTG